CTTCGTCGAGGTCTGCGACGTCGGCGATTGCCTCCAGGATCTCATCCCGTGACGTGTCGGTCTGGTCCGCGATGTCCGACGCGTACTCTGAGAGGTCGCGATCGTCCGTCACGGCGCGATCCGGAGCCTCGGACACGCCGTCGTCACTGGACCCCGGTGTCAGTGCCGCGATGAACGCCTGCCCAGCCTTCGCGAGCGTCGACTGTTTACCCGGCTCGGCCGAGCCGTCAGCCGCGACAGCCTCGTTGAGCACGTCCCAGAGGCGTTCAGCTTCGGCCTCGGAGTGGCCTCGGTCCAGCGCCTCCTGGATGAAGGCGTCCTGGTTGCCGACGTGGTCGGCCAGTCGCTTCTGAGCGTCAGCCTTCGCTTCGAGGATCTGAGCGTCCGGGACTGCCGGGATGTCCACCGCGGACACCTCGCGGATGATGCCGTCGATCAGCTCCCAGACGAGTTCGTCGTCCGGGATTTCCGAGGTGTCGACATCGACCTCATCCTGCTCGAACGGGCCATCCCAGTCGACCTGGATCGCACCGATCGAGTAGCCCTCGAGGATGTCGTCCTTGACGAGCGCCGCGAGCTCCGCGTTGTCGATGCCCCAGCGCTGGACCCACGCACCGGCGTCGACGGTCCGCCCGCCGATCTCCTCGGCCTCGTCGAGGACCTCGTTGCGCGTGAGCTCCATCCAGTCATCGGGCCAGACGGCGTGCATGATGCCGCCGCCGGCCTGACCCGCTTCCTCGAACGCCGCGAACTGCTCGGCGAACGCCTGGATGGTGTCCTCGCGAGCGAAGTCGTTCTGGAGGTCCGCCTTGTTCGGGACCATCACGATCCCGGCGGCCTCCAGCTCGAACTCGTCGCTGTCCTTCGTCTCGGCGAACGCGACGTCCTTCCGGAAGGTGGTCCCGCCAGCCTTTGCTACAGGTGGCATGGGTCAACCCTCTGCATCGTCGTCTTCGTCGTTTGCGGCGGCCGCGTCGGCGTCCTTCGTTTTGTCGAGATCTTTGGCTCGACCGGTCGAGAGGACGCCGCGCTTCTCGCCGCGCTCTGTGTTCTTGTCAGTCATCTGTGGTCGAAGAATCCGTGTTACCCGGTCGAACCTCACCAGGGGAGTCGGGGCGCTCCCTGGATCATCGGTCACCGCTGTTCAGAGGTTGGGGATGTCCTCCGGGACGTCGTCGGGGTCTGGCGTCGGCCCCTCCGGGAGGCGATCATGAAAATTCGTGATCTCGATGTACGCGTACTCCAGTCGGATGGAGTTGTAGTGATACGACCCCGCCGACCCTGCACTGGTGAGCGCGTTCCACTCTGTCGGCGGGACGTCAACGTAGACGTACAGCGAGTTGGAGCCCTCCTCGCGGCGGAACGACAGATACAGTTCCTGCGCGTCGAAGTCGTACAGCCCCTCGTCCAAGTTCGAACTGTCGAACTGGAGTTGCTCAATGTCCTTGGTCGCGAGGTCCGCTTCGACGGTCGCCCAGTCCCGCTCGTCGATCTTGTTTTCTGCCGGTGGTTCCGCAGCATTTGAGGCCCCGTCGCCCCCGTCGCCAGAGAACTCGGCCTCGAACTCCTGGAGAGTCATGTCGCCCAAGTCGCTGTCCAGCGGGTCGAGGCCCAACTCCGTCCGCGCTTCGTTGACCGTCCCGACACCAGCGAGACGCATCGCACGGACGCGCTGTTCGGCCAGCTTTGCATCTTCCTTGGGCTGGTCGGCACCACGGAGCTCGTACTCAATGGTCCAGTCAGTGATGCCGAGCGCCTCCTGATGGATCAGCCTGTAGAGGCGGGTGGCGAACTTGTGCTGCTCAGGAGCGATGACGTTGTTCGCGAAGTCTGCTACCTGCTCCTGGGAGTTGGACCGGTTCGACGTCTCCGTGACGCCGATGAGGATGGGCGGGACCTCGTGGACCTTGGCGATCTCGTGCTCGTTTTTCTGCCGGAACAGCCGGAAGTCCATCTCCTCGCTGATGCCCTGCCCCAGCGGCTCCAGTTCGATCTCGACGTCCTCGTCGATCTGGGCCTGGAACTTCTCGACTTCGAGGATGACCGCTCGATGGGACTCCTCGCGAAACCCGTGGAGCATCTGCCGAAGGTCGTTCCGTGACTCTTCGGTCAACTCGCCGCCGGTGACCTTGATGACGAATCGGGGGATGGTGTCGTTGTCGAAAAAGTCCCTGTTGTAGTCCTTCGCGGCCTCGTCACTGCCGATCGTGCGGATGGCGCTGACCCAGTCCGGGACGCCGTACTGCTGTTCCAGCGGGCTCGGGTTCCGAATGAAGATCAGCTCGTTCGCCGGCCCGTTCGGCAGGCCGTCGGTATCGCCAGTGGTGACCTCGCCCGTCTCCCGGTCGACGTAGATGGGGTCTTTGTCCGACCCGTCCTCGGTGTACGTGACGCGCGGCCCGTCTTCGCCGCCGGTGATCCTCGCCTCGAGTCCACGGTAGCGATCGCCGGCCTCGCCGAAGTAGCGGCGCTGGCCGTCGCGCACTTGGACGTAGCCACGACTGGCGAATTCAGCGGTCTCGGCAGAGACGAACTCGCCTTCCTCGGGATGGCGGGGCTGATCGAACCGGGTCTGTGGCGTCCGCACCCGGACCGTGTTCGCGGGCACGTGCGCCAGTCCCACCGGTCGCCCCTCCATGTCGGTGAGCATCTCCAGGCAGCACCAGCCGACCGAGTGGTAGTCCTGTCGGGCGAGTTCCTTGACCTCCTCGGGCGTCGTCGGCTCCGCGCTCTGGTGCGGGCCCGTCTGCCAGCGAGAGCCCGTGCCGAACCAGAAGTCCCGGGCGAGGTCACCCTGCTGGTCGTCGGCGTCGTCGCGGTCGAGGTCGCCGACTGGCGTGACGTCGAAGCCGTAGCCGACTTCCCACCGTGACCGCTTTCGGATGGCCGTCGCGTGCGTCTCGTTCAGTTCGAGGAACGAGGCCAGCCGGTCGGGATTGTACGGAGGTTTGACGCCCGTGACGAGTTGCTGAACGCGACGGTCGGCCAGCTGGGTACTCGACTGTACTTTTGACATCGACGTCGGGGCCTCGAGACCGCTGACGTGGATCTTCGCGCCGACGTCGTCGGTATCGTCTGTCATAGATATGAAATCCCTGAGTCGTCCTCGTCGGAGTCACCGTCCAGTGCACCCATCCCTTCTAGGCGACGGATACCCTGCTCGGCCATGTACCACGCCGCGATGAAGTCCGGCGTGTGGCCGGTCAGCTTCCCGTCTTCGAGGGTCAGGCTCATCGCCGCCTGGATGAAGTCCTCCGTGGGTCCGTGGCCGCGGTAGAACTGGATCGACCCGTTCTCGACGAGCCGACGCAGTCGCGGGATGCCGTTCTCCCAGCTGTGTTTCGACCCCGTCGTCGGGATGCCGGTCACCTTCGCGCGCATCGCCGCCGACATCTCGATCGCGTCGTTGACGATGTACTGCTGCATCCCGTTGTCCTCAATGACGATCACCGCCGGGTCGTAGCGATCGTCCAGGTCGGCCAGCGTCGCCTTGACCGCCGATGGGCTCATGCCCTGCTCGGCGTGGGCGTCCAGGAGCGTCCGCCGACCGTCCTCCTGGACGTGGAGGGCGACGAAGGCAGCGTCGTCACCGGTCGGCGACTGCGCCGGGTCGTGGGCGACGATCGTCGCCTCGCCGCTGCCGGGCGTGAACTCTTGGGGCGGGGACTCGCCGCGGATCGAACACCCGCCGTTCTCGACTGGCGCGTTGACGTCGGCGTCGTCGATGAGGTTACCCGACGCGCCGCGGATGGTGAGCGTGTACTCCCGCCAGAACAGATAGTCCGCCATCTTGGACTTCTTGTCCGCCAGCCACTGGGGGCCCCGAGCCTCCGGCCAGAGCAACTGGAGCGTCTCGCCGCCGCGCCACGGGCTCTCAACCGTGGTGTAGTACTCGGGATCGGGGCGGCGCGCCTGCCAGTCGCTGTCCTCGCGGAACTCTTGGTCCCAGACGTCGAGGATAGCCGGGAACTCCCGGAGTTCGTAGCCCTCGTAGTCGCGGTAGTGGCTGTAGATGTCGTCCGGCCGTTTCCGCGTCCCGACCAGAACCGTGCGGCCGTCGTCTTTGACCATCGGCTGGGCGACGCCGTCCACCCAGTTGATGACCTCCGATGTCGCACCGTCGCCGCGCTCCTTGATGATGTCGTCGAGAATGAGGAGGTGGGCCCGCGAGCCCTCAATCCCGCCGAACAGCCATCCGGTCATCAGGCTGGAGCCGTTGGCGAACTCCTTGACCTTCTTCGAGTTCTCGTCGCGGGGCTTGTTCAGGTTGATCAGCCACGGGTTCCGCTCGATGAACTTATTCAGCTCCCGGTCGGCTTTCTCGAAGGCCTGTTCCTGCGTGTTCATCGCCCAGATGACGCGGTAGCCATCCAAGTACTCGAGACAGGCGATCGCAAAGGCCGTGATAATCGTCGTCTTCAGGCCGTCGCGGTGACACAGGAGTGCGAGGTCGCCGTCGGCGTCCGCACTGCCGGCGAGGTGGCGCAACCAGAGGTCGTGATGCTCGCCGAGCGCGGACCAGTCATCGTGCTCGTCGGCCATGTAGCCCTGCGTGAGCTTGTTCGCGAAGTCCAGCCAGCACCCGTGCTCGAAGGGGTTGTAGGCCGCCCGGATCTGCTCGCGGGAGAGGTCGACCTCAGTCTGCCCGTCGCCGGTCTCTGGTGCACTACTCATCGTTAAGCGTGGCCTCCCTGATTGTGGCTGCCGTCTCCTCGGGGAGCGACACCGTCGTGTCCAACTCACCGTCAACGGTCATGTTGATGTCCGTTGAGTAGACGCCGAGGACATCCGCCTTCTCATGCAGATGATCGGCCATCTCTTTCCGAGCCAGCTGTCGGCCCTGGTGGTCGGGCTGATCACGCTCGAGGCCGACCACCGCCTTCCGGTACTCGGGACGGCGTCCGCGTTCGGCACCGACCGGGTACTCCTCGCCAGGCTGGATCATCCTGACATCGTCGGTGAACCGAATGATGATGTCACGGTCGGTGGCCCACTCGGGACGATCGTCGTCGCCCGGCGGAAGCGACTCCCAACCCGACACGCGAGTGTCGGTCTCACTCTGGTTGAAGCCCATTTTCGGGACCATCGCGATCACGGGCTCGTCCGTGACGGCCAGCTCCTCGTGGTCGCGGCGCGCATCCTGATAGAGTCGCTCGTAGCGCTCGGCCGCTTGGAGTCGGATGTCCGCGTGCTTCTCTTCGATCTGCTCAAGGACCGCATCCTTGGGCTCCTCGTTGAGGTAGTCCCGGACTGTCGACCGGGTGAACGAGCCGTAGCCCTCCTCCTCAAAGCGGTCCCGTATCTCGTCGGCCATGAGGTTGTCGAGATGGTGCCACTTCAGAGCGAGCGTAACACGATGTTCGCGTGTAGTCATAGGTGAAATCCGTCGCGCAGTGTCGCGGTGTGATATATAATTTAAATGGCTCAAAAACAGTGGACAGGCCTCAGGATCGTCACCACTTACACTGTATCACGCTTCAGACACGTCGCGCAGTAGATGTGGGGCAGGCCCTCGTCGGAAACACGCCAGTCGTGGCGGCCGAGCAGGCACAGGATCGGCGGCCAGCACATGGGTCAGATGGCAGCGAGGAGTGTCTCGATTGTCGACCAGTCCATCTGGGGGACCGGAGCGCCGAAGCCGACGAGTA